ATACACAAGATTTAGAAAATAGCCTTTGGCATCTTTCTCGATAAAATCTTGATAAGGATTTACTGGTGGTGTCGGTGCTGCCATTATATCCAAGTTCCAAATACTGCTACGCCGTTACGAGCAAAAATTGCTGCCTCTTGTACGCTGCCAGCATAAAGGTTTTTGCCAGCGTATGTACGCCCAAATTCTTCTGTTAATTGGTTAGTAAAAAGCTGCTCTACCGTATCTAGCCCGTGTATTTTAGCAAACCGCTCTAAAACACCTTGCTCTACCAGCTTTTCATTAAAAATACTTACATCTGTATCAGCTAAAAACTCTTGGTATGCACCGTCGTAGTATGTCCAGGTGACTCCCCCATCACTTGCAGAGCCTGTAGTATGAACTGGCTGACTAGCTCCTGTTGTCCCGCCTGCTGTGGTGACATAATATCTGCCGTTATTGAAGCAATATGCACCTGCCGCAAAAACGGTGCTAGCAACCCAATTACGAGGTTTTACTGCTCGGTCGGCTATATAGTCGAATACGATGGTATTGCCGTTGTATTGAGCCCCTGGGGTTGGCCAAATGGTCAATTCGTTGTTGCTCAATCCCCTTATCTGGAATCTCTGATAAATAGATGTATTTAAACCATACCCAATGGCATCGGCATATTCCCTTTCGCTCATTGGGCCTAAAACTCGCCAGCGAGTAGATTGATTCCAAAATGATTCGTATTGTATTTGAGAAAAGGCTGCTGGAAGGGCATAGGTGGCTTGCCCTCCCACCAGCGTTATTGAGCCGGATGCGTAACACTTTGGCCATGGGAAAGCTTCAAATATGTCACGATTGATACGATTAGCCATAGCCAATAGCTGCTTTGCAGTAGTCTCTTGGCTACCCACTATTGGCGTTTCAACGCTATACCCTGCTTCGTTGGCAACATTTGTAACAATCGTGGCTAATGTCATGCTTTCCTTGGTCGCCCCCTACGTTTTACCTCAGAGGATTCGTATGCCATCAAATCCTCTTCCGATTCAATAGACTGGATCACCTCCTTTCTCTCGCCTCTAAGGTCTGTCCCCTCATTGGCTTCCACACGCTGCATAAATAACTCTAGCTTTTCAGCTAAAGCTGCTTGCTTCTTCTCTGCTATTTCTAACAGATTCTTTAGCTTTACAACCTCGTTACGGTCGCTATGCGCCGCATCTAACCAATCTTGAGCCAGTTTTACAAAGCGAGTTAATGGCCCTAACTTCTTTTTCACATCATCCGTTGCAGCGGCTAACTGTTCAACGGTTCTAAATCCAAGGTACTGCAATTCTCTCATCGCAGAACCCCCGATCTGTGGAAACTCACTCAATGGAGTCCCCTCCGTAGGTGTCTCCCTAGCCTCTTTGAATGCCCTGTATTTTTCAGGGTATTCTTGCTCATCCCTTGGTTCAATGCGCCTAACAGTCTCATCCTGCCCTGGCCATTGAATACTTATAGAAGGTATCTCGTCAAATATCGCCCGCCCTTCTGCTAAGCTTTTTTCTTTGTTTTCGTTGTACGCATAAAAAAAACGTACATTCGGCTGTGGCTTCCTTAAGCCACCACCACCAACATTCATGATTGATTCCCAATCTATCTTTGCCATATATATCTCCTAAGTAGGCATTAAACTGCCTTCTAGGGTATATCAGCCCTCTATAACTACCAAGGTATTAATTGCGCCACCACTTGTCTGATAGGCGGTAATAGCTCCAGCGGGAATAAAGCCAGCATCAAAGCGAACCACGTTGCTACCAGCGGTAGAGGGTAGGACGTAACATTTGTTTGTGGACGTTGGCACAATTCCAGTTAAGGCTGCGCCTTCAAAATTTAGTGCTATGTTTGCCGCTGAATTGTTCTGAATCATTAAGAAATTGCGGAAAGGCTTAGCAGCTACGATAGTCGTAGATGCACCACTGTTAATTGTGGGAGTAGTTGTGGTGGTATTGCCTGAATGATATGTCATAAATCACCATATAAAATGGGGGGATTGCTCCCCCCATGCCGTTATAGAGCCTTAGTAAATTTAAGGTAATAAAAAGATGTCCCGTTTGATACAACCACAAAGCAGTTAGTATCAGCATCCGCATCTTTAACAATACCAACAAAACCTGTTCCTACGGCAGCTGGCGTACCAAAAGAGGTAGTCAACTCAGCAGCAGTTGGAGTTGTGTCGTTTACGTTATTTATTGCCATCTTGGTACGAACACCACCAGCAGTAGCAACAACAGCGTTGGTGCTTGTTACTGTGGCAAAAGTACCATTGGCAATCTCAGCAGCCTGCTCAGGGGGCGTGCCAAGTCCAATAAGATTAGTTACGCTAGGCATGTATTTCTCCTAAAAAGGGGGGATTTCTCCCCCCATTAATTAGTTGACCTTCAAGTATCCAGTTGATTTCAGCTCAACGGTTCCGGCTCCAGTTAAAGTAGTAAGTCCTACTACGTTCTGGATTCTGGTTGTTGAAGCATCATCAGCTACACCAGCGGTTGCAGTTGTATTCAGGTTAGCATCAGCAGCATAGGATGCAGCGCACTTACCTCTAATACCCCTACCAACACCGCCGCCGCCTATTCCGCCTACCCATACCCATAGGTATTCATTATCTAGGGCAGATATTTGAGCAACACCAACCTGCAAGTTGTTGGAACCTGCATTTGTAGTCGTTAGCTCAACGGCCTGTCCATCGTCACTAATTTTAACAAAAGCATACTGAGCAATCGCACCATCAGCCTGCACGAACATAAAAGCACCCTCTGGGCTGCTTCCAGTATCGCCTATTTTTGCTGGCAAAGTTGGAATTACTGCTACGTCGTAGCTTCTTTTATAATTTACACCAAAAGATCCGCTTCCTGACATTTTATCCTCCTATTATGAATTAAGCGTATATAACAGCCTGTAGAGCCGGAGCGGAACAACACAAGTTACCCTCAACGATGATAACTGTGAACGCTGCATCCTGGTCAACAGGTCGAGCCATTTCTGGGGCAAGCGGCTTGAAGTCTGCACCTCTTACGAGATCCATAGTCCAATACTTGGTGTTTAGCAGTCGAATTGAGTTTGTCTCCAAAACTGAAGAACCAAATCCGCCGTCAAACACAAAGTCGCAGCCGTCATAGCTCATAGCACGGAATCCAGCCACAACCTTCTTGGTTGGCAACTGAATACGCTGAATAGCTGTTAGGGAGCTATGTAGGTACTTCCAAGCAGTCCTATCACAAACGGCCAAATCAGGCTGCTCATCACCTCGAGCAATCTGAGAAATGGTATCTGAAACAGTCTCCTGTACGTTTGAGGCCGACAAAGTGACGTTTACAGCTAGGTTTCTAGCCCATGTATTCGCAGACCTATCTATTGTTCCGTATGTACCGGAAGATGGAGAAGTTGAGATAGCTTTCTTTAAGCCATCAAACTCTAAACCACCGGAACCAGTTCCATCACCTCTAAGTGAGGTTGAAACTGTGTTCTTCAGTCGTGCGATAGCTGCCTTAATCTTGCTCTCTACCAAGTCGAGCAACATAGCATCATCGCGGTTAGCTCTCTTGTCACGGCCTGAGATTGCTACTGGCTCATAAGCCTGCTTGATAGCAAACCTAAAGGCTGTGATGTCATCAATAGCATCCAGGTTAAAGGCGCTCATTCCAGAATAGAAACCACCTACGGCGCTATCATTGTACATGATAGGCTTTCGGATCTCGTATCCACCTGAGAACTTTCTGATTAAGCCCTGCTCGTCAAGAACTGCTAAAACAGGGTTATGATGTAGGATTTCGTCGGCTATGGCCTCGCTCTGATCAAACAAGGTAGCCACTATACTTTCTTCTAAATTCGGCATTTTAGTTTCCTTAAAAATTATTGTTTAAGGAAAACCTAGCCGAAAAATCGACCGATTAGTCTCCAGCCATCCTGCGGCGTAGGTTCTCCCGTAAGTCTTTTACTTGTAACCTGGGAGTACCACTGCCTGTGGAGCCAGTTATGGATTTGGCTGCTTGCTTTGCGCGTTGCGTTGCAGCCTGTGTTTGTTCTATCGACGGTGTAGCGGCTATCTTTTGATTTAAGCCGGAAAATACCGGATTGCCGTTCACAACATAATTGTAGGCGGTTTCTAGTATATCTTGAGGATTACTATAACGACCAGAATTAGTTAGCGCCTGAACTATTGGGGCCATCTCAGCTTCTAACTGAGATCCCGTTTCAGGGTCGCGAAACAACGGCTTACTACTTATAAATGATGATACGACTTGCTGATTGAAATAATCAACGGTTTTCTTTTCCTGCTCAGCAAAATACGCCTCTAGCTTCTTTTGAGCTATTTCTTCTGCCTGCTCGGCGGTCAAAAAACCTGCCTGGGACTGCTGAGCGGTTTGGTGGGCGGGTTGGGTGGAGGCAGCCCTAGACAGGTCATCCAATGATAAACCATAAGCATCTAACCACTCAATAGCCGTATTTATGGGGTCTTGAGCCATAGCCTTATCCCAGAGGATTGAGCGTCTGGCAACGTCACTTAAGGGAATCCCTCGCTTTTGATAATAATCCTGGTGCTCTTGCATCACGTCATAAATGCTGGCAGCCTTCTTTCTTAACTCCTCGGCCTCTGTATATTTGCGGGTATAGTCCGAGCGAGTTTCATAGGCCCTGCGATTTAAATAAGCTTGTAGAATATGCCTATTTTCAGCGGTAGGGTTTAAAAATGCCTCCCGCTCTATTTTGTTCATGTCGGCAGGCGGAACCATCGGCGTAGGCTCTGGCACCTCTGGCTCTGATTCAGCGGCTTCTTCCGCCTCAACATTGTCGTCCACCTCTTCAGTTGTGGCTTGCACCTCCGTTGTTTCTGGCTCAGCGCCCTCATAAATCTCTTCCATCTTTTCACGGATGCTTAAAACTTTATCGTCTGCCATAATTTAGCCTTTCTGCTATTTTGTATTTTATGTCTTTTGCTAGCTTGTCTACACGATTTTCCTGCTCACGGCTTGGAACATACCCACGCTCATAAGCATCGCCAATTTCTACTGCTCCATGTGCTTTATATTCTGCCCTTAACATCTTTTTGCTCGTAAACACCTGTTTTGGGTTTATAGGATTACGGGTAGGCGGCATTTCATCCGTCCAGATGTAGGTGCTATGGCTTGGCTCGTCTTTTCGCTGCTCAATCGGAACTACTGCATCTTGAACAGGGCAGTATACATATCTCGTCATATTATGTCGGCTATCATCAAAATAAGTATCATTTTTACTCGTTTTAGCCTTTCCGGTGATAACTTTGTTGCAGGGTTTTCTTGAATTGAAGTGACTAATTCATTTGCTAGTTTCGCTGGTTCCGTTTCTTGAGGCAATAAGGATTCTTGCAACCTAGCTTGTAAAAGTTGCGCTGCAATAGCTTCATCCTCTTGCTGTTCCTTCTTTTTATAAGCCTTAACCCTACGCCTAAAAACATCGGCGTTGTCATCACCACCAAGCGGCCAATTCTTAGGATTTAGGAGTAAAATTAAAGTCATAGAATTTCAAATGGCGACGGCTCTTCAACCGTTTCTGCATTGTGTTCAGCAATTAACCGTTGTATTTCTGGAAGGTGTGAAATGTCGTTACCCTCCATATCCCACACGCACCCACTGCTATTGCTGCCGCTAATGCATATACCAAGATTATAGAGCTTTACGGAAAACGCTTGTTGGTTTTTTATTTTTGTCTCCATGGTTTAGCCCCACATCAACCCGACAACGCCCGCTGACCTGGCATTATTAACTCCATATACTTCGCAAGTTGCACCTGCTCTCCCAGGAGACGCAAGCTCAACAAAAGTTGCAAAATTGTACCCTGCGAAACTTTTAGATAGCATCGCATAACTAGGCATGATGACGTTGGCATAAGCATCGCGGCTCATTTGCGATAGGTAGCCCACACCATCGGTTGTGTGATTTGTATTGGTTGATTTATTTAATCCTATACCTGCTAAAACATACGAGTTGATGTAGGTAAATTGCGCTTCAGTAGGAGGTGCTGCTGGCGCTGGCCCTCTAAAACAACCCGCCACCTCAAAGCGAACCGGATCTTCGGCCATCCCGCAAACAAATTCTACACGATTTCGCGCGTCATTATTGGTCGCTCGCCAAGAGGCGGTGCCATAAGTCCAAGAATTGTTTGGCTCAATTCTCAATAATTGCCTTGGCCTTCTATTGAAAAAATTCCAAATAAATCTTCTTGCACGGCTATCTTCCGTTGCTTGCCCTGCCCCAATCGTTCGGAAGGTGCCAAGATATTTTCTGCTAGCATCTCCGCTTTTTACATAAACGCCATCTTGCGATGCCAATGCGGTGGCTCGAGTGTTCTTTTGCAAGCGAATTGTGCCCAAGCCTGTATAGGTTAAACCAGTTGTATTGACGCTATTTAAGGTTACGGTTCTGGAGGTTCCCGTTCCACCAACCGCTGCCACTGCCCAAGAACTATTAAGCAAAGTAGAGCTAGTGCCTGCTACACCTTGAATGTCTACAACGTCATCAACGGCAAAAGGTTGTGTACCCCCAGCAACGGTGAAGGTCACTACCGTATTTGCCCCAACGGTAACAGCGGTTATATTGTATTCGGTATTTATACCCCAATCGACGACTTCAAGCGCAACAGTGCCCGAATTGTTAAAGGCAAACATGTCATAAATTCTGTTTGCTCCTAAATTCGTTAATGAAAAGCTGCTATTAGAATCAAAAACAAACAAGCGCCATGCGCCGCTGTCGTATAGGCTAATTCTGTTGCCGATATAGGGGGTATAATAAATAATCGCCGACGTATTATCGATATCGACATCGGGCGCAAAGTTAGCATGAGTTATCGACGAACCGCCTTGAGGCAAGGATACTGAGCTAGAGATCGATATTCTTCCATCCGCCACGTTTGCTGGAACAACCGCCGATGAAGAAATTGTTACGGTATCTGTAGCAGCATTTGTAGTAATCGACACTCCCGTTCCTGCTGCTAAGGTCAAAGTATCGCTAGTGGTATCGGCCACGACGTTGGATTGCCCTGAAACAGCCACGGTCGAGAAAATGTTCTGATCCCCCGTATTCGTACCGCTTGTATTACTTAGAACTGTTTGTTGCGCATCAGTGATGTACCGTTTATCTGTAGAATCAGCGATATTTGCCGTAGTTAATACGACGTTGCCAGTTAAGCTATTTACGCTTGCAACCGCATCCGTTGTGTCGCTTTTTTGCCAAATCGTGCCGTTATAAATGACATAATCGCCAACATCAAAAGTTATACTTCCGCTACCTAAATTTTGCGTACCACCAACATTTACCCGATAGGTGTCACCCGCATCCCCTGTGCCATCGGCTAAGGTAGGGGTATTAGTGCTTGCATCCCAAGTGCCTTTGTACTCCATAATACTAGCGGGCAATTGCGAAACAGGCACTTTGCCGCCACCATCAAGGCTTGCTATGCCATTAGGCGATCCGACGTTTGCAACGGAAACTGTTGCAGATGTGCTAGTATCGGAAACGCTGATATTACTACCAGCTACTATTGTTTTTGGTGGTAAAAAAATTGGCATCTTAAATTTCCGTTACACGCATTGAACCCGTTGGCCCTGCTGCCCAAATACAATCGATTCGTCCCGTATATATAGGTTTTGGCAATTCTAGGGTCGCACCAGGTACAAGTAAGTATGAAAAACTTGTAGAGGAAGCGGTAGTACCTAATTTAACATAGGCGTTTTTATCGCTATCGTTATAAAAGACCGCTTGTGTACGACTACCGTTTAAGGCTAATAGCTGCACACTTGTTGCAGATGCGGCTACGTTAGTTAAGGTAGCTGCGGCTTTTGCATCATTTATTTCTTCTACTGCTACTTTTAAATTTCCACCCGCTGTACAGTTAATTGACGTATATGTACCACCTGGTGTTTTTGCTACAAGCTGGGAACGCCCTAGCTGGGCAAACATGTTACCGCTTACTGTTTGGTCTAATGTGTAAAGGCTTGGGGGAATAACTTGCGGCTTAAGAATGGTTTGTAAACGAAACGTGCTTTGAGCACTAGCGCCATTAGTAAATACTACTCTTGCAAACTTGTATTCAACATTAAAAATGTAGCCCTTCCCCCCTGCTGTATATGTAGTGCTGTGGCTATGGTCCCAATTCGTCCCATCGGGTGAAAATTGAACAGATAAACCATTAGTAGCAGAATCTACGTTCGCATTTACATTTACATTGATAACGGCATACTTTAACAGCTCCATCGCAGTACCAGTAAACACACCACCACTTCCTAGGGGTGTAGTTGTACTGTTGCCTTCATTGACTACGCCTACTAATTGCACCTCATTCTCTTCGGGTAGCAATGTAACTTGAACGGGCAATGGGTTGCTGGTGCTTACTTGGCTTTCTGCCGTACCTACGCCAACATCTAGCCTAACGTGCTGTATCTGCTGGTCGCTTGCAGTGATGCTAGTGCGAACTGGAATGTCGGCATTAATACTCGTAGGCGCATTGGAAACGATTACATTGTCTACCATTTTTTTAATCCTCTAATTCAATGCTGAAATTTCCTAAATCATCTAAATTCAGCTTTCCTTTTCTCGTTTTTCTACCACCTTCAATGCTAAAGTTTCCGTTGTCGTCTATGTTTAATTTACCACGGCCTCCACTATTTGCTTCGCCTGAACCCTGTTGTGATGCCAGTTTTATATTTTCCATACTTAAACGCACTCGCTCAATAGCCTGTTCACTTTGCAACCTACGCTCTTCCATTAGCTTTTCTGTCTCACTTAACCGAATGCGAACTCTTTCAAGCTCCTGAGCCTGCATTTGTAAAATACCATCAAGCCTAACCTTCTCTTGCTGTATTCCAACCTTAGCGGCTTCCGACTGACTCGCAGCCTGTATTTTCAACAGCTCATTTTCGTTTGAGCTGGCTTTTAACTGCAATTCTTGCTGCGCTAGCGCCAACTCTTGCTGTTTGACATATTCCTCAAACTGCTGCTTTTGAATAGCTAATTGCGCTTCTAACTGCTGGCGTTGCATGTCTAGCTGTTGTGCTTGGTAGCTAAGCTGATTCTTTACGCCCTTATCCTGCACTTCCATCTGTACAGCTTGCAGCTTAGCTTGAGCCTCAACTTGAGCTATCTGCATTCTATACTGCATTTCTTGAACTATAGGATCTGGTGGAGGAGGTTGTTTAGCTGCCTCCTCTTTCGCCTTAGATATCTCTGCAATTTGCTGTAAAGCCGTCGTAAATATTCCATCTAGCTCCTTACCACCTTTAAACCGCTTAATCATGTTCTGGAATAGACTTATGCTAAACATAGCAAGAGGCGGGTACTGCTCTATTATAGACTTCATTTGGCCGAAAAATCCGCCAGCGGTCTCCATTAGCTGCGTTGCCTCTTGTTGCTGTTGCGCTTGGTCGATAGCTACCATGCTATCGCTAGCAACCTGAATGCGGTAGCACCTTTCTTTATCATTACGGTAAACTGCAACAATATCTTCCTTTGCCTGTTCTATCGCCATTGGATCTACCATTGGCTCTGCTGGTGGAGGAGGCGGCATCTGCTCTTGCCCTTCTATTTCACCCTCTGGCATCGGCGGTGGAGGAGGCGCAACTGGTGGAATAACCTCTAGTAGCAATCGGTCTGCATCACCAATGTCCATAATGCGCTCGGCATCAAATTGCTCGGCGATAATGCTGCCAATGTTAGCAATGGCATCGCTTACAAACTTAGTAAACATGTTCTGTCGAACAATCAGGCCAAGGCTCGACCACTGATTTTCTAGTCTGTTAGCGGTAGCGGACTTATATTGCTCGCTAGTACCACGCAGCAAATCAGAGACCTTTAATGTCTCGTATAACTTCTCTTGTGCTGCATTACGGGCGTTTTGTAGAACACCGAGAGCATTTACATACGGCTCAATGTTCATAAACTCAATGCTATTAGCAAGGCCGCCACGCTGTTTATAGCTCGGCCAATTCTGAGCTGGCGATAGTTTTAAGTCTCCAGATAGCAACTCTTGCACCAAAGAGCCTAATGCTGGGTCATACAAGCCGTTTGTTCTTATGGCTTGAGTTACAGCATGAATACGAGTAGTTAGGCGCTCAACCTCTAAGATTAAGTCCTTACAGTGTGAGTAATCCGATATAGGGACGACTGAATCAGGGTCTATGGACTGCCTAATAACCGAACATGGGTAAAATTTATCGAACTTAATAGGCGGCTCAGAAGACTCAATAATGAACTTTTCCTGGCCTTTTGCCATCCAATAAACTTTATTGGTTTTTTCGCACCAAACCTCATACAACTCAGCTTTGCCTTCAAATTTCTCATCACGCCTATAAGCTTGTTGTTTTTGAGCGTCAGGCACTGCCGTATAATTTAATTTATCAGCAACATCTTTGCCGAACTTAGTCTCAACATCATCGCGATCTAAGAATGCGCGCCTTGCCTGCCATTCTATTTCTGACTCATTTCTTGCATCATTACAGAAATAATCGCTGTACTGTACCAGCTCTAAAATAGCCTTTTCGTCTTCTTTTTGTTCAACCTCTTGAGACATTATCAACAAACCGCCCTGCTCTGTAGCGCCTTCGAGAGAGCCTGTGTACGGATTGCCTTGGCCATCAATTATGATGCCAGATGGGTCACGAATAAGGGCAAATTCTTGATTGACGGTCTTAAATTTAGCGTCATATCTCGCCCATAAAACAGCTTGACCAGTCAAAAGAAACTGTAAAGCAGCGTTAAAGCCTACTAAATCGAAGTTAAAATATTGGTCGAGGGCATACTGGACGTTGCGCTCTAAAATGACGCTGCCTAATTCATATTTAAGGCCGCCAGTGCGCTTTCTTAAGTTTACTTCTGCTTTTGGTGTGGAAGAATAAAACGCAGGCAAAAGAGTATTAACGCAATACCACCAGACATTAAGTCGTCTTTCAACATCATTAAATAACCCAACGTGCTTTTGCGCGTTATAAACCTTTATAGACTCTTCGGCAGCCTCAACGAACTTCTTGCGTCTCTCTTCTGATTTTGTTAGCTCGTTTTTCCACCAAGAATCACTATACTTGGCTTTTAGTGGCTTTACGTTCATATTCTCGCCCTTCGCGTTTGTCTTCTAACCATTTCAACATACGCTTGTAGTTGAACACGGCCTTTATTATAGACTTGCTTAGGCGGCTCCCATGGTGATTCTATCAGGCGCTCCTTACATAAATATCTAAGGGCATCACAATTATGAACCACTGCGCCATTGTCTAAAACAAAGGTGTTTGTCTCTGGCACAAAAAGACAGAAAACATCCTGAGGGCTTTCTAGCTTTTCAATGCCGCTAATTTTTTTCGTCTTGCTGTCATTTTGCAGTTTTGGTGACAAAATTTTGATTTCCAGTCCATGTGTTTTTTGGTCTGATATTCTTTGCCGCAAACTGTACAGATTTTTGTTATCAGTGGCATTGAGGCTGCAACCTTCTTGGCGTGATGAGAATGCCATATCTTCCCTTGCTCGGATTTGTGCCACGCTATCGCTCCTGGCTGTGCAAGTTTTATAAATTTTGTGGCTTCCTTTTTCCGTTCTTCCGTCATGTGCCCAGAAAGATGCTGCGCTGCCGGAAGTAGTTGCAAATTCGCTATTTGATTGTTGTGCCGATTCCCATCTATATGATGTATGTGAAACCCCTTCGGAATAGGCCCCTTGAAATATTCCCATACTTTTCGATGCAATCTTTTTGAGCCGGTAAGCGATTTTTTTTGCATGGAAAAATACTGGCCGCAAAGGTAATATCTTTCCCCATTGAATTCCTGACACGTTGTTGAAATTATGATTGTTTCCATATGTAACGCAGTCTATCGCATCACATGATGTTAGGGAAGCCGCTTGTTGAAATGAGCCGTCCTTTAATCTAAATTTATGGTCTGGCGTACAAACAACCTCAGAGCCATCATCAAATTTCAGCTTTATTACTTTTGCTGCTTTTTGCGTAAGCCCAGCTACGGCCCTAGTAAATTGGCCAGTGTGAGTTAGGACATTGAATGAACTTAATTCCGCTAACGCTTCTATGGTGACAGCTCCGGTATCTGTAAGAATTTTGGTATTACCGACGAAACAGGCGTGATCGTTGCCGGAACTGTCTGCGTCCTCTGCTTTTCTTTTGTCGATTGTCAAAGCTGGTAACGTCTCAATGAGATACGGGCAGCTAGCAAAAATATACAGCAAAGGGGGCTTAGCAATCAACCTTTGTCTTATCTGAGACCAGCCAGAAATACGGTCATTGTCGGCAGACCTGAAATTCGGGTGCTTATATTTCGCAAATACGTTGCTGAACTGGTCATTAATGCTTGGGCCACCCTCATGCGAGAAAATGCTTGGGTCTGCAACGGCTATTGGGTTCTCTCCTACGCTTAAACTAGCTATTTTGTCCGCCTGAGCTACGTTATCAACACCTTTACCCCAAGCTTCACGGTAAATAATGATTGCGCCTTTTGGATAGGGCACTTCTTTACCTTTATCGTCCTTACCACTAGACACAGCGCCCCAAACGGCTGCAAAAGGGCTTCTATACCCCCAGTCATAGCCTAAATAACGTGGCCAATGCTTAGGAATATTAAATGGCGTGATGATGTGTTTAGAGCTAAATTCAGGGAAATATGAACCCTCATGTATTTCAAAATCGCCCTCTAACCATGCACGCACCAATTCAGGGCTACCTACCATGTGCAGGCGATCTATGTAGGTAGGGTCTTTGCTTAATAATATCTGATTGTCGTAAACACGGCTCGGGAGATAGATGTAATCGAACTTTTTACCGTTCGGCAGCTCTTTATATAGAATTTTCTTACCTTGTGGCCATGGCTTAATAAACATCTCTTTTAGCCAATGATGCCCTGAGCCGCCTGGGTTAAACGTGAGAATAATTTGTCCTCCTCCCTTTCCTCGTAATGCACCAAACAGCTTCCAAATAGGGCTGGGGTCACTATAGTTGCCCGCCTCTTCAATGGCCGCGGCGTGGAGATTCTGACCTTGAAATTTTTGCGCATCATCATCGTTTGCTAATGGCCTAAAACGTAACCTGCCACCTGTTCTAAAAGTAAATTGTTTCTTTTGATCTTGCCAATGAGCACCTAAAGGCATGTAAATCTGCTTTGCACGCTCAATAAGGTCATCTGCTTGTGGTAATTCTTTTCGAAAAAATATGGCGTTAAAATCTTCACCTAATCTTTCTTGGTCGATAGCAAATTTACCCAACACGCCATCCGTATTGTGTGTCGGGATATATGATTTAGATACAAGAAAAAGATTCTTTGGCGAATTTACCTTTATGCAACGCATAGGAACGCTCGGAATCGGTTGGATTGCTACAATGTAGCGCCATTTCGTCGTCCACCCTTTCGCTAACCTTTGTTTTGCTGCTTTTCTTGGCAATCTAAAGACAATTTTGCTGGGCGTCCATTTTATAGTCCATTTAGGCCCCTTGTCGACTCCATTTAATTTTGAACGTCCCTCTTTTATTTTTGCTTTCCACCCTAAAGAACAAATTAAATCATATACTCCATCAATTATTTGTTTATTAGTATTACAAAACTCAGCGCTTCCTGAATCTGAAACCGTTCCATCCGTATCCATCAAACCTTGCAGTAATGCTAGGCGTTGGCCTTCAGAACTTCTAAGATACTCTATCGGAATATGTTTATTGCAGTATAAATTGTTCGCTTTTAAAATGGCTGCTAGCCCTGTGATATTGTGATGCTGCTTGTCTTTAACGCCATGAGTTACATGATAACCTTCATTTTGAATCTCTTGCCAAATTTCTGGGTCAATTCCAGTAAAAGCGCCACTATGTTTGTGCCCATCGCCTAACCATGCCCCCAAAACATACGGTCTAATGGGCAACTTTTTATCTGGCAAGTTTAATGACTTGGTAACGGGAATTGCATGATTAACTTCTTTGCCACATCTCAAACTGCCTAAAATTTCTTTGGTCGTTCTAACTGTGCCGCTAGGGGGTGGCAAATAATCGTGAATTTTTGTTTTGTTGTGCCTAATAATGGTTAATTGCGCCCCGAGATTATCAGGAGACGATTTAGCCCTTGATGGTCTGTTTGCTCTTCGTTTCGCTCTGAACTCTTCCGTTCTTTTTATCAGGTCTCTCCGCTCTTTTTTATTGTAGGTAAGCCATAGATGATCTTCGCAACAATCTATAAAGCTATCGTCATCAAAAAATATGCGATAACTCACTGGCTTATTATTTATTGGGTGCAACTCTAATACGGTACAAATCTGCCCGTTTTCATCGAACAGATTGTCACCCGTTTTCAAATCGGCAAGGCGAACAAAACCCGTTGGGGTTGGTAGCATTTCATCTAGGCTAAGTAGCTTTCCACCGCCTCTACTGCCGCCGAACCCAATCAAAGTAACCGGACAATGCACTAACATCTCTTGGCCACCTGGTTGTGGTGCCCAAATTACTTGCTCTTGCTCAGATTTGTCGTCACCAAACTCATCAATCATTTTCGCGACGCTTTACTTCGTCAAAAGTAATCTCTTCCTCAGCAATCGACTCAATAAAATCTTGCAGCATAGAACGCCTGCCAAGCAAAAACATGCGATATGGCTCGGTGCTAGTAACTAGCGGCTCATCCATGTCATGCTCTAGTTTTTTATTGAAATGCTCTATGTACTCCCAGAGCAACCATGTAGGAATGTATGTTTTAATCTCAGGCATCGCACTCTATTGTTGTTTCATTCGTCATATCTTTTTCAACGCAATAAACTTGTATTGCATCACTAAGACGGTCTGATAAGGCATTTAGCTCATCATCATATAGCCGCTTATTGCTTGAGAAGCGCAGGCGCATCTCATACTCATAGCTTAATCTTTGTTCTTTATCTTTGTTCATTCTTCGCCATCAAAATAAGGGATATAGCACCAATAGGAATAATCATCTAATGGTACGAACATCTCTAATGTGTCGCTAGGGGTAGAAACAGCAATCATTGGCTTTCCTACATGGCCATCTTCATAAATGTGCTGTACTACGCTGCCTAAAACGATAGAACCGTTATCTTTATGACGATATAGGCGAAGAATTGTGTTGGTAGTTTGGCCTACCTTATTCCATCTCATTTATCCCCCTTTGGTGCTTCTGGTAATGGCATCCAATGCGTTACTTCATCAGGAGCCCATTCCTCTTCGCCTAAAGTTAAGCCTAAATAATCGCAATTACATCTAGTCCATACCATAGGGTTGAGAATGTAAAGATGCTTTGTTAGATGCGCTACGCTTATAATTTTATCTGTTGTATAAATTAATACGCACCTACTTACGTCGACACTACCTAAATATTCGTCATAACTAGGCAACTCATCGACTACGCTAATCCATTGACTCATTTATCCTCTTCTTCGTTTTGATAAGCATCCACGCTTAAAGCAAATTTGGCATGTTCTTCTGCGCCATATCTATCGAAAAATTCATTTAATATACGCTTTTCTGCTTCTCTTACACCCGCAGCAAATCCGTTCATCCATGCTCTTTTTGCTATTTGGTATTCTTTAACGTTATGAACATATAAACTAATATCTAAAATGGCTGCGTTTTCTACTTCTTCTTTTGTCTCAAACCCTTTCATCAATCCTCTTCCACCTATCAATGTACCGTTTAGGAAATTGGCAACACGTTACTTCCCATTCTGCATAATCGCCCCAATAAGGCGTACCATAACCATGCTTGTGATAGCGTACTATGAAATATTCGCCTTTCAACTCACCTAATACTACTTCACCATCATTAGGGTAGCTATCAGGTATTTCATGCCAACCTAAATCATCCATAATATGCACATAACTAAACATAATATGCAGGTAGCGCAGATGATGGCTACGCCTAGCATTGGTTTTGGTGGGGAAAAACTATTCCCGTAGTCTTCAAAATCCTTCATAACGATCACTTTTTGATAGATTGTAATCCCACCCTATAGTTTCTTCTACGCCACGAGTTTTACCAGGATTTTCACCATACCCGCTGCTGTCATAGAACCCGTATCCATTACTGCCTCCGCAACCTACCCCTACACTTGAATCTTTGCCGTAAACATCTGTATTTGATTGAACACAAAAGGGACGGCAACCGATAATGGCATCCAATAAATTATCGCCGTTACCATAGCCATCAAATTCGTTCATCCTTCACCCATACAATCTACATCGCCAGCGCCATCGCCCGAACCCCAGCCCCAACCGCTGCCATCGCTAAATCCATCGCACCAGCTACTGCCATAGCCACTACCATCGCCTCTGCTACTGCAATAGCCATTGCCATCGCCACAACCATAGCCCCTGATAAAAGGTTTGCCGTAGCCATAGCCGCAACCATAGCCATTAAAATCGTTCATACCCTACATGTAAAACACATCACCATCTGCATCTCGATAGCCGCATCCTGTACCAGTAAAATCTTTATTGCCGCCACCTGTTT